ACACTCACAAGAAAGAAGGTGAAGAAAAGATTAAAGCCCTCGAAGCATATAATGAAAATTTAAAAGCTCTCGAAGAAGAATATGCCAAACGTAATGAAACTTTGAATACGGCGAAGAAGAAGGAACTTAAAAAACTTATTGATGAGAGTTATAATGATCCAGAGAAGCTTTCAAGAGAACTTGCTAGGCTTTATGGGCTTGAACATGGCTAAGAAACTATTATCTTTATTAATCGTTTTTAATCTTGTATTTCCTTCTGGAGCCTTTGCTGAGGGAGAGGAGACAGAAGAAGCACCCCCGGAATACAATATCGTTTCTTTGGAGGCCGGCGATCCGGCCCCTTTTGATGGAGTACTTTTATCGCTGGACGCAGCGGCAAAGATCGCCGTTGATAAGAAATTTGAGGGCGCCGAGTGCGATTTGCGCGTTGAATACGAGCTTAAAATCCAAGAAACACAATTTAAATTACAGTTAGATTACAAGGATATAGAGATAAAGTCCTGGGAATCTCGCTATGAACAGATGATGATACTTAAGACCGCAGAAAATGATAGGCTTTATGATCTTGTAACCAAGAGAAAGCCGGATGCCGCCCCGTGGTTTGTGGCTCTCGGATTTGCTATCGGGACCGCTACGTCGCTGGGAATATTTGCGTTGTCAACGGAGATAGTTCAGTGAGCGACATACCACGGCAAAAGAATGCTTTAATACAGTTTCTCAGAAAGTATTTGCTCGGGTCATCGCCCGGGCACGAGCCTCCAACAGTAAAGATTAAATCAACCGAGATTGCTCTTTCGGCGTCGACGTCAAGCACTACTGACAATACGGTTAAGGCGGTTGGAAAGTGGCCCATTCAAGCAAAACAAACAGTGGCCGACGGCTACGGACTGTTCGTAAATCGGTCTGGCTCCGTTGGCGATAATGAGACTTTTGCTTTGGCGCTCCTCAAGGATTGGAACGGCGCCAACGATCAGCCTGTGTTACAAATAGATCAGCGGGCCACGACCTCAGAGGGTGGAACTGGCCATATTATCAATCTTCGCGGAGTGCCTCCCTGGCAGGGTTATTTGGGGATTAGTACATGGTACCAGGAGCACTTAGTCGTGACTCCGGAGGGCCGCCTGGGCCTAAGTCAGGGGACCGCCAACACCCCGGTAGAACCAACCTATAAAATTGATATGCAGGTTAATAGTTATTGGAACAGTGCGCCCAGTTTTAACGGCTCGGGCCTTGATGACATGGTACAACTGATGTGGCCCTCTGGCTGGACCACTGCGGACGCCAGCACGTCGTATACATATAGGATTCAAATAGATGGTACCGGCACTCCGGATACATTTAAGTGGGGGCCGGCTGGGGCCGGCTGGTTGGACCAGACGGTGGACATCACCGGCGGCTGGCAGGAGTTAGAGAACGGCATATATATTGCATTTCCCGCCACAACGGGCCATACAAGCGCAGACTATTGGGACATTTCTCCCAGAATCGTGCCCCCCATGAGAATAAAAAATGCAGCCGGGACGACTATTTTTAGTATCGAGAATGATGGTGATTTAACAGTTACCAACATAGAGCAGCCTGCGTGGACTGCTGTTACCTTTGCTACCGATTGGGAAGACTACTCGACCAGCACCTATGAAGAGTGCAGCTATTTTAAGGATTCTATGGGATTTGTGCACTTGAGGGGTCTGGCGGAGTGCAGCGACCCGTTTGGCGGCGGCGACACAATCTTTACGCTCCCGACCGGGTATAGGCCTAGCAGGCAGGGTATCTATAATGTTCGCTCGAACGATGCCGCTGGAGTCGACACCTGCCGGGTTAATGTCAACGCTGATGGCACCGTGGAGGCCACCGATGACTTTACGCCTGTAGCAGGCGCGTGGGTGTCATTATCAGGAATACTTTTTGACACGCGCGCATCGACCTAAAAAATCAAAATGACCGAAAAAGATCCCAACTACATCCCTAAACTGGAGAAGGCCATCGCACAGAAGTATGGTCCGGAAGCAATTGACAATCCTCGCAAGTTTTGGGATGAGACAAAAGAGCAAGAATACATCCAGCAATCTAAACTTTTTGTCGAGAAGCTTAAGAAAAACGAAGCCCAAATTGAGAAAGTAGAAACAGACGGATTTTTAGTAAACAAAAAACTACTTAATAAGGACACGAATAGGGTTTGCTCTGTTTGTAATGAATATTCATTTGATGTGCGTGACAATTTGTATATCAATAAATTTGATTGCTGTTGGAAATGTCACATTCGGTGGATAGAGGGCAGAGAAGAACGATGGTTGTCTGGTTGGCGACCAAAGAAGGAAAATAAATAATGGCTACGACACTCGAAATTATCCAAGGTATTGCACAAGCGGCCGCAAACGCTTATGATGGCTCTCACGAAGAGTCTTTAAATGCAGACGGCCGTGCGCGCAAGGTTGGCTTGAAGCGTGAAGAGGGGCACCTTATTAATGATAGGCGCGTATCTGATGGCTTTAAGGTTCGTTTTGCCGGCCCCAATTTGACTATCCTCTATCAGGCAGAGACTAGATTAAAGGAAGTGGCCCAGAAAGGGTTTGAAAACGAGATATCTGGAATGATAGGCAAGATCGCCTCCTTCCTCAAAAAGGAATACAAGGCGGTCACCGGAAACAGCCTAGCTCTTACCAAGATCGGCGAGCCTTCAATTGTTGTGCAAAAGCTTTCAAACTACAGATCGGATGTTTGTGCTACGTGTGATTATAAAATTGGCGGCATTGAAGGGGTTGAGGGGGTTAAGGAGCCGTCCAAAGACCGCTTAGACAAAGCCGTACGGGATTGGCTAGCTCTCGGGCCTGCAAACAAGCGCCCCAAGAACGATACACGTAAAGGAAAATAATGGCGTGTCATGGGATATCAGCTTACTAAGCAAGAAATCTTAAAAGAAGTAATTAAGGCAGGTAAAGAGCCGGTTTACTTTGTTGCCGGGTATTGTAAGATATCTCACCCACAAAAAGGCCTCATCCCGTTTAAAACTTACGACTTTCAGGACGATCTTTTAGGAGATTTTAATGATTATCGTTTTAATGTTATTTTAAAAGCGCGGCAGCTTGGCATCTCCACCATTACGGCCGCCTACATTGTCTGGCTGATGTTGTTTCATCGCGACAAAAACATTCTTGTTGTTGCCACAAAGCTTCAAACCGCAACCAACCTGGTTCGCAAAGTCAAAAAGATAATGAAGGAGCTGCCGCCATGGATGAGAATCGCCGAAATTCATATTGATAATAGGACTTCGTTCGAACTCACTAATGGTTCCCAGATTAAAGCATCTTCAACCTCTTCAGACGCCGGCCGTTCAGAAGCTTTGTCTTTATTGGTGATTGATGAGGCCGCCCACGTTGAAGGACTAGAAGAGTTGTGGACCGCTCTCTACCCGACACTATCAACCGGCGGTCGCTGCATTGCACTTTCAACCCCTAATGGCGTTGGCAATTGGTTCCACAAGGCCTGCGTTGAGTCCGAAGCAGGAGTAAACGATTTTCACATGACCACGTTAATGTGGGATGTTCATCCCGATCGAGATCAATTGTGGTATGAAAAAGAGACAAGAAATATGTCTCGGCGCCAAATCGCTCAAGAACTCGAGTGTAACTTTAATGTTTCAGGCGAAACAGTAATACATCCGGACGACATTATTCACTACTTTGAGAATACTTGCGAGCCCAAATATCGTACCGGGTTTGATCGCAACTATTGGATTTGGGAAGAGTATCAGCCAGATAACACATACCTTCTTTCAGCAGATATAGCCCGCGGCGATGGTCAAGACAACTCAGCATTTCATATTTTTAAGCTAGAAACTATGGAAATAGTTGCGGAATACATTGGAAAACCAAATCCTGATGATTATGCTGATATGTTATTTGATGCGGGCACAGAATATGGCACTTGTATGATGGTGGCTGAGAATAACAATATTGGCTTTGCTGTCCTTAATAAACTTAAAGATAAGGGTTATAATAATATTTACCATTCTACGAAGTCTTCTCATGATTATGTCGACCCCATTCAGGCCCAGTGGATGTCAAATATTGTTCCCGGGTTTACTACTTCTTCAAAAACGAGGCCTCTGGTGATAGCAAAGATGGAAGAGTTTATGAGAAACAAACTAATTAAGATTAACTCTAATCGCTTGATATCAGAGATGAAAACATTTGTTTGGCAGAATGGACGAGCGCAGGCGATGAGAAGCTATAATGATGATTTAATTATGTCATTTGCTATCGGATGTTGGGTGAGGGATACGGTTTTGGTTGAGAACCAAAGGATGATAGAATATAATAAGAACGCACTTTTATCAATGTCAACTTCTTCCAGAACCATGAACACAACAATTCCGGGAATGCTGGGCTACAAGAAACATGCTGGCGAGCAAGCGCAAGAAGAGGCAAAAAAGTTCAATGAGCAGTACCTAGGAATTATTAAAGGATAAATAGATGCCACCAAATAAGAAAATAGATCATAAAAACAACCCGCGCAATCCGGCGTCTCCATTATTCAAAAGGCTAACAAGGCTTTTTTCCGGCCCGCTCATTAATTATCGTGCACAATTTACCAGGGAAGAGCGCCGCTCCGGACTAGACAAATATCAATACCGCATCAGAAGCGCAAGCGGTCAGCAGTTTAAGCGCTCAGCCGACAATCTTTCGCGAAACTATAACATGCTTACTTCCGCAGCAATGCGGAACCAGAATCGCAATGAGCGTTATATTGATTTTGATCAGATGGAATATATGCCAGAGATTGCGTCAGCAATGGATATTTATGCCGACGAGATGACCACTTCAAATGAATTTAATAAGTTAATTAAAATTGAGTGTCGCAATGATGAAATTAAAAACATTCTAGAAGCGCTTTTCTACGACGCTCTCAATATTGAATTCAATGCATTTGGCTGGGCAAGAACAATGTGTAAGTATGGGGACTTTTTTCTTTATTTAGATATTGACGAGGTTCTTGGAGTTAAGAGCGTTATTGGTCTTCCGTCTGGAGAGGTTGAGCGGCTAGAGGGCCAAGATCCCACCAATCCTAATTATGTTCAGTACCAGTGGAACTCAGCCAACATGACATTTGAGAACTGGCAACTGGCACACTTCCGTATTCTCGGCAATGACAAGC